ACCCAAGTCCCAAGCCACATAGGTCTTACAAAGGTCATCTCGCTCTATATTGCAAACCTGACCCTTAGACTCTAACTCGTTTACTTGCTTACCGTAGTAGCTACCTTCCACCGCTGCGCTAAAGCTACACTCAAACTCTTGCTCGTACTTTTCCTCACCCATCTCGCGCTTGGCAGCGTTTAACTCATCCTGATTAACAATCTGAGTCTGCGAGGCTTTGAACTCTAGGAGTTTCCAGCCCGGCTCACTTGTTGCCCTGTCGCGCAAGTCTTTAAAGTGATTCTGACCCTTTGGCGTACCAATAAACATAGCCCAACCTTGGCGGTCAGCCAATGCCGGGCGAATGATCTCATTCCATATCTTAGGGTTTTGATCCCCAATCTCATCCAGAATCACGCCATCGAAATACTGTCCACGCAAGGAGTCTGGGTTTTCAGACCCGTATAACTGTATCCTGCGATCCCAGAAGTCAACTCGCAATTCGCTGATGTTTGCAACAGCACCTAACGGTCTTGTGTAATGCGTGAGGTAATCAAACGCTACACGCTTTGCCTGACTGTATGTCGGCGCTATGTAGGCGTATCTAGGGCGTTCCTTATCGCACTCAACGGCTGACTTAATCAACTGGTTGATAGCCGATACCGTCTTACCCATCCTACGATGCGCCACCACTACGACAAATCGGTTGTCATCAACCGCCTGATGTATCTCTTTCTGTGGCGCTCTCGGTGAATAGTCTATTACGATTTCTCGTTCTGCCACCGGATCACCGCCTGTATTGGTCCACCATCTTCTCCGCTTACTTGCAGCGGTAATAACTTAGGATAAATAGTTGCCCAAAATGCTCTCTCGTTTGCAGGGTCTTCCTGCGCCCATGAGATCAATCTATTCGTTCCGCCTAGTCCTTCTGCGGCTTGAGCAATTGCTTCCTTTGCGGAGGCTGTAGTGCGGTTAGGAGAGCCTTTTGGTCTCCCCCTACCTTTATTACTTAAATTTTCGTTCTCTATTAAATTCATTTCCGACTCCTATCGGGTCATCGGGTTAAGTGCTGCTTAGTTTTACTTTAATAACTCGTCTAAATCTTTGTAACCAAATTCGTAAGGATAACCTTCCGTAGATAATGATTTTGCTTTTACATTTTTAGAAATAATTTTGTAACCTTCGCCTATGGAATTTTCGCCATGATCTTTCGCATAAGTTTTACTTGTTGTTACCCAATCACCGCTATTTATATCTTTTACACCTTTTGGAACTGCTCTATAAACAGTAACCTCAGCATCGGGGTTTCCTTTTGCTTTTAAAGCAGCCATATACCATTCATGGTCAACGGCTCTATTTCCAAGACCATATAAAGACTTACCCTGCTGAGTATATACATCTTTTGGCATTATCCCCGTTAGATTATCTAACGTAGCGCCATAAACAGAGGCATCCGGTGCGGTATGGCTGCCCCTATATGATGAATCTGCTGCCATCGCCAAGTCTACGCCACCCTCACCTGTGGGGTTACGCATTGCTCGGCTTGATCCTACACCACCGCCCATGACGTTAAACGCCATGTTTACGCCTTCCTTGCCAGCACTAAACTCTGGGTCTGTGCCTAGCAATGATCGGGCTGGAGCAGTAATAGCGTTAGCAGCTTCGGCAATCAGCCCCGGTACAGCTAACTCTCTCTGGTTAAACACAGAGCCGGGCATTGTGTCTCGAAACGGCAGGAACGTAGCCCTGCCTTCCATAGGTAACGCTTTGGCATACCAAGGCTGCGCCTGAGATTCGATTGCGTTAAATCTCCGCAACTCCTCCTCGTCTGTCAGCAGTCCTTTAGCCATGTGTCACCCTGTATACAATTCAACACAAGTAATGCAAACGCATTACCTAAACAATATTTACGTTTATACAAACACCAACAGCCGTACCGATTTGTTGTAGTTCAGTTATAACTGCCGACAACTGGGCTAGGCATTTATTTTCCGACCAGAATATATCTTCTGAGGTTACAAATTGACACTCTCCTGCTATACATACAAACAGGACGAGTATCCAAGCCATGCTACCACTTTACCTTATCTGCCCAGAACGCTGCGCTCATCTTGCCCTTGGCAATGTTTTTAGCGTGTCTGGCTTTGAATGATTCATTACGGGCAGAGCCTTCTGGACTACCCTTTACACCCTGTTGACCAAAGCGGATGAGTTTTGTATCCTCACCTGACTTAGCCAATACAGCGTGAGACTTAGTAGGATGGCTAGGCGTTTTTTTAGGCTTGTTAAAACCTGAGAAAGTTTCCTTTCCACGCTTAATCATTTTTTCTTAGCCGTTTTAGCGGCTGTCTTAAAGTCTTTGGCGCTGGGTGCTGCCTTGCTGCCGACCTTATTCATCTTCTCGCCTGAGCCAGCCTTGATGCGCTTTTGCTTGGCGTTGATATTGGCGTACAGTCCTTTAGTCATAATCGTCCTCGCCTTTTTCGTATTCCATCTTAGCCATTGCTGTCATTTCTTTCTGGCGCTTAGTAGGAATCTTTTTGATAGGACCACCCACCAGCCATGCAGAACAGGTACGCTCTCCGGCACACTTGAACTCAAATAGTTCACAGTACCCCAGATCAGCAGCGTCTACAATCGCCTCGTACTCGTCACCACCTGTACCAGAGCCTAATCCCTTAACGATACACTCATTCATTTCCGGCGTGACAATAAACGCAGCGCAATTGCCGCAGCGCATGGTCTTAGCCTCGTCTACAGAGGTATTCCACTCTTTAGCACGATCAGACCAAAACTCGGCAGATTCTTCCTCTGGGTTAGCAGGACCATAGCCTACGTTCTTAAAAGCCCAATTACGGTTTTTAAGATTCAGCTTAATGTCTTGAGTAGAGGCAGGGCATTTCATTCGTAACCCTTTTCCTCTTTCTTCAACTGTTTGGAATAGTCACCGCCTTTCATCTTCTTGCCACCAGCAGCCATCTGAGCCTTTTTGACGCGCATACCGTTATCGGTACACTTGCTCTTGTCTTTGCTTTGCATCTTCATTTTTTACCCTTTGTATATTTACCAGCCTTTTTATCTTCAGCCATATACTCTTTGGCTACCTTTTGCGGGATACCCGCTTGCTTTGCAAACTTAGGAGAATTAGCTGCGGCTTTCATAAAAGCAGCTTGCGCTTTGCTTGTGCTTGGCATTATTCCTGAACTCCAAACGTGAGATGTCCAATTCTACCCTTTACGCCAACAGCACCAACTTGTGCGTAAGCGTCTTTAGGCAAAAACTTGTAAAACCCATGCTCTAAGTCACATTCGTTACCCTGCAACCAGTTATCCAAAAGATAATCTTGTATTGTCTTAAGCGTCTGCTGCATCAATGTTTTCATAGACGGGCAAAAACTATACAAACAAGTCTTTAGGTACATATCCGTTCCCGCACTTGGCAAACCCGTGTAGAAAGGGTGCAAAAAGACCGCCTGAGACGGTTTATCATGCTGGGCATAGCTAAACGCATCCGTTAGCTGATAACGCCCTGACAGCTTAAATACGCGGTCATACTGCGATATGTCGTTATCCAACACTTCAGCAGTCATGTACGATTCCATAGCAGATTTAACGTAACCCATTGGTAATCCGCTATCTGCTATTTGTTTTCTACGCTCTGTCTGCCAGTAAGGAATAATCTTGACGCTATCAGGTATGTCTTTTAGCAACGCACTAGGGTCATAAAGCGAACCCTCTAGCAGCCATATGTCAGCATCCGGTAGTCTGTTGTAAACGCTGTTAAATGTATCTAGCGTCTCTTTAAGCCTAAACTCTGGATTGCTGTCGTAAGACGGGATTAACGCGCTAGTAACTAAAAATAAACTACTCACGTTCTTCTAGGCACTCTTGCATATACAAAGTGTCGTATATTTGTCGAGTGCTGCCCCAGAATTGTTTAGCAAAAACATGACCCTCGCCTGTGTATTTTTGTCCCGTAAAGTGTTCAGGAATAAAATAATGGGATGGGTAAATTGTAAGGTTAGGGTACTGGAACTTTTCCCAGACGCTCGTTAACCGAACCGGACCAGTCGCTTTCCATGCTGGTAGGTCTGAAATGTCATCTGCGTAGATGTCCTCAATAATCTGACCTATGAACGGGCTGGACGCTTGTGCAGCCAGATAACCGTTTGCCAGTAGTCCAAGGCGCTTTATTTCGTTTTCCCAACAACAAAACTCAGTAGCCTCCATTAGCCAAGACGGTAGCGGTTTTAAACACACGCTGTCGGCATCTATAGCAAAGCCACCATGCTCGTAAAGTATTTCGTAACGCATTAGGTCTGCAATGCCGCAAAGTTCTTGCCGTTGGGCAAATGTTTGCATATGTTTAGCATTGCGCCAAGCATTGTTAGATAAGTCCTCGTTGCCCCAGACCTTGACTACATAACTAGGATTCATCTTGATCCATGTGTTTATGCAGTTATCTGGACGCTTTGATTCATCACCTACCCACACGATGTGGATTTTCTTCGGGATCACGTTATCACCAAAAAAAAGCCCGAACTCAATCGGGCAAAGAACCAAGGAGATATACAAGAAAGTGCGGAGAACACTTCCCCACGCAAATTTTACAGCTTTTTAACTTTAGACACAATAGGTTGTGGTTTTTTAGCATAAATAGACTCTATGTGGTGTCCACTAATCAAACTAGGCTTTTCCAGAACTGCCATTGAGCCGGGTCTGGACACTACGCTATGCAAGCTAAATCCTTTGTACATCTTGTCACCAGATAAGTTGTGGGTTTCCATAAAGCAGGATTTCCGATTAAAAAATAAAACATGGGTAGCCAAGAGTGCAAGTGCTTGCCAAAGAACTTAGGTCTGCTTTTGCTACCCGATACCACTAGATTGCTAAAGCCTAGCCCCACAGGTAAACATTAGCATAATAATCCTGACGGTTGTAAAGATTTTTTCCCAAACGGGATGTTTTTGTAAATTATGAATACAGTTTTACTGTTTATTACCGATCAGGATTATCTGGCAATACTTTCCCCAAGGGTGATAAGCCTGTAGTTTCCTACGCTTTATCTGCCTGACCCATATATACCTGTACTGATATATACCAGTCCTACCGGAGTTAATGTTCAATCGAGTACAGGTCTTGTATCACCATGTCCCTGTATCTTGTGCTGTACCCATTTAAGTCAGCGAGGCTTGCATACGGGTGCTGTATAGCCTATGTTTACTTCCACGCAGCCCATCTAGGCTCTTACTATCGTGTGGAGTACGGGACAATAAAAAACCGCTTTAGTCTGTACCCCGTGGACCCCAACCCTAAGGTTGACCCCCTTTCGGGGCGAGATACATTCTAAAGCGGTCTTTTTTATCGGAGGTCCAATCCAATAATATACACAAATTATACACGAAAAATAATAATATCTATTAGGGAAAACACCTATGTTTATTTGTGCTGAAATGTATACAATTTAGTACATGGCACTAACGCCAGTAACCAAGGAGAAACAAAATGACACGAATCGAAAACGCAGTAAAGTTGATTAAAGAAATGTTCCCAGAGTTGCCCGATAAGTCTGTTGATCTTCTTGCAAAAATGATTGACCTCCAGCTTAACAAATTAAACAAATAATCAACGGGGCGAAAGCCCCTACCAAGGAGAAACCATGTACCAAAACATAATCACCACACGCATAACAGGAATACCCGCCAAGATAGGCGTAACCCACGTTTACAGGCAGTCTGGCAGCTTTATGAAAAACGAAGTATCAGACTTGGATTACCACGGCTATGTGGAGTTTGACTACGAGATATTAGATATGCGTGGCAAACGTGCTGTATGGCTAGAGCGCAAGCTGACAGACTCTATCCGTACCCAGATTGAGCAACAGATAGCGGAGGTAGTATGAGGTATCTGTCAGTCTGCGCTGGAATTGAGGCTGCGACTGTAGCTTGGCATGATCTTGAGTGGGAGGCTGCCGCTTACTCTGAAATTGAGCCGTTTCCATCTGGTGTTTTGGCACATCATTACCCAACCGTTCCCAACGTAGGGGACATGACTAAATTTAAGGAGTGGGACATTGGATCAATTAACCTTCTTGTCGGAGGAACTCCCTGTCAGTCTTTCTCAATCGCAGGGCTTAGAAAAGGACTGGATGATCCGCGTGGCAACCTCATGCTTACCTATCTTGCCATTGCTGCAAAATATAGCCCCAGATGGTTGGTTTGGGAGAACGTCCCCGGCGTATTGTCATCCGGGGGGGGGGGGGACTTTGGAACTTTCCTCGGAGCGTTGGGGGAACTCGGGTATGGGTTCGCCTACAGAGTTCTTGACGCTCAATACTTTGGAGTGGCACAGCGCCGCCGCCGTGTGTTCGTTATCGGATGTCTTGGAGACTGGAGAAGTGCCGCAGCGGTTCTTTTTGAGCGCCACAGCTTGTGCCGGAATCTTGCGCCGAGCAGAAAAACGAAAAAAGACGTTGCCGGACCAATTACGGCTGGCATTGGAAAAGGTTGCAGAGGGACAGAGGGAGTAGAAAGTAATTGGGCTGTGCCTGTTTCTACCTTTTCAACTCCGGCGATAGGAAATATTGTGCAAGATGATGTTTCGTCCACAATGACAAAAAACACAGGATCAGGAGGCGAGACACAGAATCCTGCTTATGTTATGCAGACTATGGCATTTAGCGGTCAGATGTCTAATCCGCAAGTTGACATCAATATGACTCAGACATTGGGGGCAAAAAACCCAATGGCGGTTATGCAGCAAATGGCAGTACGCCGCTTAACACCAGTAGAGTGCGAAAGATTACAGGGCTTTCCTGACAACTACACAAACATACCGTGGCGTAATAAACCAGAATCGCCTGATAGTCCAAGATACAAAGCACTAGGAAACAGTATGGCAGTACCAGTTATGAAGTGGATTGGCGAACGAATTAACCAAGCGGAGGTAGTATGAAAACAGAAGATGTAATCAGCATTGCACTAGCGTCTGGTATGTACCAAGATGACGAAATGTTTTTTTCACCGTCTACGGGGGAAGCAGATGTACATATTTCGGACTTGGAATATTTTGCCAAACTGGTAAAGGAGCGTACTTTGTCCAAACAAAAGGCAGGGTATTACCAAGAGGGATACGAGGCTGGACAGCATGATATGTTTACAAAATTGCAAAATGTAGACACATCCGAAAAACGTGTACACGGAACGGACAAATCTATACATGAGCCTTGGGACACATCCGACATGGCTTATCGTCCGAACGGGCTGAGTGTTGAGCAAGAGAAACTTTGTAAATATTGCTTGGGTATAGGACGGGTAGTGTGTGATGGTAGGTGTATGCCTGAGCAAGAGCCTGTGGCGTGGGTTAGTGATGCTGATTTTGTAGAAGGGCAGTTTGTTGAAGGCAGAGCAAGGCGTGTTTGGTGGGAATGTAATACGGGTGTCGGTCAACCACTCTACACCGCACTACCCAAGCGTGAATGGGTATCGCTGACGGATGAGGAGATTGATTATCTTGAAGACGCAATTGACCCCGCTATGTATCGAGTGTTTGCAAGACGCATCGAAGCCAAACTAAAAGAGAAGAACCATGACTAAAGACGCAACAGTATCTATCCGACTTCCTGCCGAACTGCGTAAGCTAATCGCCGCACACGCAGAGGCTAATCACCGCACACTTGGATCGCAAGTCTTGTACTACATTGAGCAGGGCATGGAAAAGCCTAGAACCGTAAAGCGTACCTCTGGTGTGCAAAAGCCAGACGATGTATCAGACCAAGTGTGGGATGACTTTTGCAAACTGAGAGCATCCAAGAAAGCACCCATAACCGAGTCAGCCCTACAAAACATTAAGACACAAGCAAACCTAGCCATGTGGACGCTAGAGAACGCACTTGCTGAGTGCTGTAGCCGAGGCTGGACGGGTTTTAAAGCCGAGTGGGTGCAACACAAGGTAGGAAAGCAAAGTGCGCTGGAGGAGTCCAATAGACAGGCTGCGGAGGTATTTGCAAATGGTTGACGCTGATAAAAAAGAGTTTGCTACTTATATGTCTGGCGTGTTCAGCGTCTACGGCAAAGAAGTAAGCACGATGCTCCTGCGTGTCTGGTTTGAGGCTTTGCGCCAGTACGATCTAAAGGCTGTCAAGGATGCGCTTGCCAGACACCTACTAAACCCTGATAACGGTCAATTTTTACCCAAGCCAGCAGACGTAGTAAAACTTATTGGCGGTACTACTATTGATACTGCTTTAGAAGCGTGGTCAACAGTAGATCATTCTATACGCACAGTAGGCACATACCGCAGCGTTGCCTTCCAAGACCCGATTATCCACAAAGTCATACAAGACATGGGCGGCTGGGTGCATCTGGGAAAGAAAGAGGAAAAGGAATGGGCATTTGTAGCCAAGGAGTTCCAGACCCGCTACAGAGGCATTAAACAGTCTGGTGCGCCCGTAGATGCTCCCAAGTATCTAACTGGTATTACAGACCAGCAAAACGCTTTAGCGGGTATCCAGTACAAAGAGCAACCAGTCCTCATAGGAAAACGAAATGACACCCAGCCAACGCTCGATTACTCTTATGAAGTCGCTCGGCTACCAAGTAGCTAATTGCGATCATTACAACTACTTCACCAAGCGTAGACATGACTTGTACGGCTGTATAGATTTACTGTGCATTGGTAACGGCGAGACTGTAGCGGTACAGGTTACGAGCAAATCTAATATGTCTAGCAGGATTAAGAAGATTGAGGCATCCGAGGCTTTCCCTGAGATGCTGCGCTCTGGCTGGAGAGTGCTTGTACAGGGCTGGTGGAAAAACGCCAAAGGACGCTACGAAATGAAAGAGTTTGAGTTTTAGTCAATTAGGGAAAGTACCTATATAAATAATGTGTGCAATTTAGCACAATGGAGTCTCAGTAACCAAGGAAACGACATGAAAACAATAGAAATCTATGACGCAGTACTGTACGCAATTGCCTCTTTTGCCTTCGGCGCAATCTTAGTATTGGAGATGCTATGAACCTCGAAACCAATTCCCGTATTGTCCAAGCCTTTGTAGATGGTGAGTATCCAGTTAAAGACAAAGAGTTCTGGGAAAAGCACATGACTGACAAGTATTTCATTATGGATTTGCTTAAGACCGTCTCTGAGAATTATTACAGTTTTGATCCGGTTGTCTGCACATTGCTAGACAAGATTGAGGCTCACGTTTACAAAGCATCGAGGAATATGTAATGAATGTATACAAGAAACTTATGCAAGCGCGTATTGACTTGCAAAACACAACCCTGTCCAAGTCCGGTCATAACAAGTTTGCCGGGTACAAATACTTTGAACTGGGTGATTTTATCCCTGCGATCCAGAACATCTTTAACGGTCTGGGATTGTGCGGCACGATCAGCTACACAAATGATCTGGCTACGCTTACGATTGTAGACATGAGCGACTTGAGCAAGATCGAGATTACAAGTCCTATGTCTGAGGCTGCGTTAAAAGGCTGCCACGCTGTGCAAAACCTTGGCGCAGTACAAACGTACATCCGCCGCTACTTGTGGGTTACAGCCCTTGAAATCGTAGAGCATGACGCTATCGACAGTTCCTCTGGTGCAGACGTAGAAGTGGCACTTAAAGGTATCAAAGAGGCTGCTGATATTGAAACCCTCAAGTCTCAATTCAACGCTGCGTACAAGTTGTTTAAGGATGACAAAGAGGCGTTTGCCAAGCTAAACGTGGCTAAAGAGGCTCGTAAAACAGAACTCATGGCGGCTACAAATGATTGAACAAGGCTCACCAGAATGGTTTGCACTCCGCGCAGGGAAGGTGACAGCCTCCCGTGTGTCGGATGTCATGGCTAAGACCACAACAGCCGCTTATCAGAACTACATGGCTGACCTGATTGCAGAACGGTTAACCAGCGTGAAAACGGAGTCATTTACCAATGCTGCAATGCAATGGGGCGTAGACCATGAGGCGCAAGCAAGGGTAGAGTACGAGGTCAAGACAGGCTCATTAGTGGAGCAAGTAGCCTTTGTAGACCATCCTACGATACCTATGTTTGGATGCTCACCGGACGGTTATGTGGGTGAGGACGGGCTAATTGAGATCAAGTGTCCAAACACATCTACCCACATAGACTACATCCGGCAGGACAAAGCACCCACAAAGTATGTCAACCAGATGCAATGCCAGATGGCAGTTACCGGGCGTAAGTGGTGCGACTTTGTAAGTTTTGACCCCAGACTCCCAGACGGGTTACAGTTATTTATCGTCCGGCTAGAGAGGGATGATGAGTACATTAGCAAGATGGAAAGTGTAGTGCAGGAGTTTTTAAACGAAGTGACTAGCGCCGTTAGCGGCTTAAAGGAAAGAACGAAATGAGTATCCAATACGAAGTCATGGCAAGCACCGGATCGTATACAGACAAGAACGGGCAGGAAAAGAAACGCTGGGTAAAGTGTGGAGTTGTAATGGCTACCAAGTCAGGCGGGTTAGCACTTAAGCTAGAAACTATGCCTGTAGGCGGGGACGGATGGTTTAGCTTGTTTGAGCCAAAGCCGAAAGATGACTTTGCCCAAGCACCACGCAAGCAAGCACCCAGTATGGCTGATATGGAGTCGGACGCACCATTTTGATGGATAAATTCTGTAGCAATTGCAACCAGTACCGCAAGCCTACAGAAGGTGAGTACATCGTCAGAAACAAGATTAAACGCTGGCGATGCACCATCTGTACCGAGCGCAAGAATCAATCACCCTACGCAAGTAAAAAAAAGGATAAATTATGAGTGGCTGGCTAATCGCTGCAACCGGAATAGCATATCTATGTGTGAGCATTGAGCAATTCTATAAAGGCAATATGCCTACAGGCATGGTATGGGCTGGTTACGCTTTTAGCCAGATTGGATTATGGAAACTAGCATCATGAGCGCAAACGACAAGCAAGTAGACGGAGAGCATTATCAGAAACCAATCCAGCCTTGGGATTACATCACTATGAATCGTTTAGGATACCTAGAGGGCAACATTATCAAATATGTTACTAGGTACAAAGAAAAGAATGGTATGCGTGATCTGGAGAAAGCCAGACATTATTTAGACAAGTTGATAGAGGTTAACGCTACACAAAGTGACACAATCTGTAACCATTGCGTCAGTCCACCAGCTTGTGAGTTTAACGATAAGTGTCAAAAGGGGCTGGGGCGATGAAAAATTACCCAAAGTGCTTTGATAGCCAAGAGCAATATATTCTATGGAGGCAAGCGGCTAGGCAGAGCAGTCCCGGACAATCACACATCTGCACAGACTGCACACCAGAGTACCAAAAGAAAATGGTTAGCGACAAAAGATGTGCAAAACCTTTGGCGTACTTTATCCGTCTGGATGGGGAACTTGTGGGCAAAGCCAAATGGAGCGTGTAAAGCTATCCCTTGGAAAGGATCGATCCATAGTCCATCATATCATAGACACTTGCCCGGACGGATGGACAGTAGAGGTCAAGCCTCGTAGCCGAACCCTTGAGCAAAATGCCCTGTACTGGACAACAGTACACAGCATTGCCGAGGAGGTAACGGTAGATGGTAACAAGTACACACCTATGGTCTGGCACAAATATTTCAAGCAAAGATTCTTACCTTGGGGGATTGTTGAGCTGCCATACGGTCATATCGCAGAATCAGAGCCAACTACGACAGAGTTAACCAAACAAGAGTTTAGTGAGTTTGTAGAACAAGTTATGCAGTTTTATCATTCAAACAAGGAGTCAACATGAAAACAGTTATTGCACTTATCCTAGCGTTATCCACCTCGGCAGCTATTGCCATGACTTGTACAACTAACTCTTTTTTTGCTGGAGGTAAGCTAACCGTATGCACAACTTGCTGTAGCGCATCTGGATGTATGACAACCTGTATCTGAGAAAACCATGCTAATAAGTAACACCAGCCAACATATTTACGATTACATCTCCAGAAATCCGCTTGTGTGTACGTCAGACATTGCAAAAGTCACAGGCTTGCCAATGAAAACCGTAAACTACCATGTACGCATGTTGCGTATGGATAACCTGATATATGTATCCGAATGGATACAAAATAGTAGGAACGTACCTACAATGGTTTTATCTGTCGGGAATAAACTAGATGCTCCAAAGCCTCCAGTTAAACCACAGACAATCATGCGGCATGAAAAGAAATTGAAAGTTCGTGCAAAGTTCACCCCCAGACCAGACGAGGCAGCAGCGTGGCTACTGAACCCAATAACTCAGAGCAGTACCGACATGAGTGCGAGGTAGCCTACATTATCCGGCTGCCATCCAAAAGAGAAAGAGCCGGGTATCTAGGTAACGTGCGTAAATATCGTGGCAATGAGGCAGCAGACAAACTAGAGGGGGCTGTATATCATGCGTGGAAACTACAGAAATAAGAAACTGTTGGAAGTTGTCCGAGAGTCACCCTGCCAGCATTGCGGGACGGAGGATGGTACGGTATGCGCTGCACACGCTAATACTGCGGCAGCAGGAAAAGGGATGGGGATTAAGGCGCACGATTACATGATCGCGGCATTGTGCTTTAGGTGTCATATGAGCCTAGATCAGGGTAAAGACATGACTAAAGACGAACGTGCTGAAATGTGGCAAAATGCACACAATGGCACATTAGCTTGGTTATTTCAATCAGGGAAGTTAAAAGTATGCTGAAAGACCGTCTGTTTAATTGGGCTTTAGCCATACAAGGCGAGACAGGACCTATGCCAGATACCCATTGCAGATCAGCCGAAAGGCATTACTTGCCTGAAACTGGTGCTGTGTGGGATGAGCCTGAGGCAGACGAAATAGTAGCTGACTACCTAGACGCAAACATAGTAGAGGCTGCGGTCTGTAGTTTGAGAGAGGAATTAAGAGTAGTAGTAAAAGCGCGTTATGTAAGTTTTCCGTATCACAACATTAACCATGTAGCGCACTTTATTAGGATGTCCCCAAGGAAGTTCCAAAACAATCTGGATGAGGCACATCGCCGACTATCCAACAAACTCGGAGAATCACATGAATGACGAATATGTATACACACCAGCCGGAACGTGCATCACAAAGCGTTGGAGAGAACTTGGATGGATTCCAGCCTCAGAGGATGTGGCAATTATTGCCAAGTGGCAGCGTTATCAGAGTTTTGCAGGGCGCGCTCTGGGTGAACCTATCGGGCAGACTCCTGTTCCCTTAACGACTTAATCCATTGGTAACAGGTAGCGGCGTAAGCTGCTGCCTCGTCTGCCCTACGGGACTCGGAAAGAAGTAGTTTTGCAAGCGGGTCTGAAAGTCTGCCGCCGGAGGGGGGAGTAACAGGCTTGGAGGAGGCGCTGGGATCGGAGGACACGGGGCAATTACTTGAGGCGGCGTGACTGTCGTACAGCCCTGCAAACTCAGAAGCAAGGCGCAGATTATCAGCGTACACATTATCCAGATTTTTTCTATGCTCGGCATTTTTAACCTCTAACTCTGTAGCTAATCTATTGTTATCGCGCTCGATAGCCAATGCCCGTTTTGTAGCAACAGCTAACGCATCGGCAGCATCAAGTTTCATCTTGGCAATAACAGCCTGATACTTACCCTCTTTGTAATCAGCCGTAATCCACCATGCGGACGCAGAGCCAACAATAAACGCCGCACCAATGGCAATAACTGTAGCTTTTAAGTCAAGCATTTGGTTTCCTATGTGTGTCATCATACGTTGCAAAGCCTATATAAGCACCCACGACACCCGTAACAAACACATAGAATGGTGCAGCAATCGCACCCAAATTAGGATCGTTCGTGCCTAAAACTAGCAAGGGGAACAGTAACCCGGCAAACATAGACAGCCATGCCATCTTACGTCTGTTCTTCCAGCGGTCAACTTCCGGTAAGGTCAATTGAGGCGTATCTTGCATTTCCTGCCATCCTGTTAATCCAACCCTTGCCAAAATGATTCCATTGGGGAATACCCGTATAGAACAGCATACGTTCTGCTGACATATTGAGAATCGTTTTAACGGGATCAGAGGCGTTTGTTTTATAAACCGTCTCTTTACCTATAGAACCATCAACGTGCGCTCCTACGGCTTTCTGAAGCCACCTAGCGGCATTTCCTGCCCCATGATTCACGCATCCATCAAATACTTGGAACGCTACGGCAAATGGCATCTCGTTGCACAGGTTCTTATCCCAGAAGGCTCGTTTGTAGATCACAATTGCCTCGTTACGATTCATGGTGTTCATATCCCCCATGTAACCGTTTTCTCTGGCTGTGCCAATTGTGACACCCCAGTTAGTCTCCCCACCGGGATCGGCAGGGTGATTAACGTATCCACCCTCATGCCCCAAGACGCGCTCTACCGCAACATTAAAACTCATTTGCGTTTCCTTTTCCATTTGACAAACTCAGCACCTTCCTCTGGTGTCCAGAACACTTTAACCATGTCTGGATGGTCTGTAGCTAAAGATGGGTCAATAACAGTCATGCAAGCAGGAGACAGGGATTGATCCCGAAAGCCACGCTCTTTTGCGTAAGTGTCAAATAACTTGTAGGACGCTACTTGGATAGCATGGCAGACTTTGCCTGTAGACGGGTCTTTTACGATGCCGTAGCCAGATGTGTGCTTGTGTCCACTAATCATAATATGGTCACGCTGACCCATCTGGGCGGCTTTCATCTGACCGTGTGCGGGATTCCATTGTGAGTGTCCGGCAAAGTCGTGCCGAGCATTTACAATAACTTCTCGCTTATTGGGAAACCGTAGAGCAATCCTACACTCGCTAGACTGATACAAGGTCTTAGACTGTCTGGAAATCCACTTGATAGGATCGCTAGAGCCTGACCATGCGTCATGGTTGCCACCAATCATGTACAACCATCGAGTACGGGTAATAAACCACTCGGCTAGTTTCCATGCTTGATCTGCGGAGGTACTTTGGTTAGCGTAGAGCCTTGCCAAGCGTCCAACCCAGTTATTGGTAGTATCACCTACGTTAGCGCCCCAGATGCCTTCCTGATGGGTTAAATCACCGTGGCGGCGTATTGCCTCTAGGTCTGTACCGTCATCATCTACATGGGGATCACCAAAATGCAGGATTCCGATAACTCCGTCCAGATGTACCTTAACGGGGATTAGCTTGGTAGCCTCTTGGTGTTCTTTCTTTTTAGAAAACTGTTTAATTCTATGCTCGACTAATTCCTCTACGTTTATATCGTCATCAGGAATATCGGCAATCGTAAACTCTGGTTTGACAGGGCGCTTATCCCCGAATCTTTGGATATAAACGCCGATCCTTGCTTTAAGTGTGGTGAGTGGAATACCTAACACTTTTGCCGCTTCAATTTTCGTTCCGGCATCTAAAAAGGCGTTCCATGCCTCGACTGCGGCATGATCGGATAACGGTTTAGCTGGCATTTGTAAACCTCAGGTTTTTAGATCACCAAGTTCGGTCATCTCTTGAATCATCCCTTTTGGAATGAATATAAGATTAGCCATATCACCCGGAAACCATGTCTGGGCAATCAATACGCCTTTCTTATTCTTTTTAACCAGAAACCCTGTAGTCCAACAAGGGTCTGCGGCAATATCTACGTCTCCAAACATCCAGCCATCTAGGTGATACGCATCAATCCAACGCACAAGCACTAGCTTCGGGCTTTTCATGTTTGACCTCAGAGATTAGATTTAAACTTTTCGTATGCTGTTATTAGTACTGCGCTGATGCCAACCACCCAAATAATAGGCTTGGCAATCTTACCAATCCACTCTAGTACAAGAAAAGCACCCTTGGCGGCATTAAAAGCTATGACAACCTCGGTTGTCTTTTTGTCTAAACTATCTACCTTAGACTCTACCTCAACCAACCTGTCGTATATCTCTCGGTGAGTTACGTCATTCATTCCCGTCTCGCAAAAGAAAACCCGCCATCAGCGGGTATTGTATAACATAATATGTTACGGATTAAGTTACGATTCTGCGCTATCCTTTTGATCTTGCGGGATTTGCGCGTTTGCCTCTTGTTGAATTGCGTTTACAAAATTAACCACCTCCCCGTAAGGCTTAGTAGCAAAGTACTGCAATAGCGCATTAACAAGATTGATCGGTAGACTTAATTTATCCATGTGGCTCTCCATAAGGACGGAATATTATTACCCGTTTTGATTTATAACCGATTATGCCGCCCAAGGTAAAGCTGGTGTAACGACAGGCGGATTTACTTGATTCTCAATCTGCTGCTCAATGTTAGCGTTAATTGCTGCAACTTGTTCCTCACCCATTGCGTCTTGCACCCAACCGATTACTTGCGCTTGTGTCAGGTCTGAGTAGGGTGTGAATGTTGCGCCTTTGGTGTAGGGAGCAATGCTTTGTGAGCCGTAGACCGTAGCGTACAGAGGTGTGCCTGACGTATCATCAACGCCGTTTACACGCCATGCAGCGGAGAATACAACGTCTGTGTAGTTATCAACTTCTGGATAACAGGAGAGCGAGTCGATTTGCCATGTGATTGTGGTCATGTTAGTTACCTTCTAAAGTGTTTAAACGGGTTGTAAGGTCTTGGATTAGGGCTTGTTGTTCTTGAATGAGTGCAATCAGGTTTGCCATAACTTCTGAACTTGCTGCTTGTATCCCTTGATATTCTGGATTGCCGTTTTTATCTACAGCATCCTTTGTGCCAGAAACTGATGATGGGCTAACCGCTTGCAACTCATGCGCCAAGAAACCGACAAACTTAGAACCGTCTGATTTCCATGTGCCTTGTTTAGGTTGCAGAGCCATAATAAAGTCTTTAGCTTCTGCTCCTGTAACTGCGCCAGTAATGTCTTTTAGTCGATAGTCAGAGGATGTGGCATAAACCGTTGAAGAACCGTTAAAGATAATAGTACCAACTTCGGTTTCGGAAGACCCCGCATTAAAGCGCATCATTCGTCTTCCACCCGATGTTGCTTTATTCCATAAAGTTACTACATATGATGAATCTACCGCATTGTTCACCCCGTAAAATGCTGATTCATTTCCGGTAACGGCAGCAACCCTTGGAGAAGTTAAGCCGCTTGGAGAACTCGTAGTCCCCACCAGCAAGTTGCCAGAGGAGTCGATACGCATTGATTCGTTAAACCCAATGGTGCTTCCCGCCGAACCTGATGCTGCTCTGTTCCAAATAAAAGCGCCATCGGTGTGATCATTAATTTGCTGTACTGCATAATTGGCATTTACACGAACCCAATTTGATCCATTAAAAACGCAATTTGCATTAATGTAAGAACGTGCAGTGTTTCCTACAAAAGAAGCTCCACCAACAAGTTGCAAAGCTGGGCCGCCAAGAGACCAAGCACTAGGCGTTACACCAATCCCCACGTTGCCAGACGTATCAATCCTGACTCTCTCGCTGCCGCCTGTGAAGAACGTTATGGGCAGGTATGTGCCTGTGCCAACTTTGTCAGAAGAAAAAATTGCCTGCGCTGACTCCGCTCCAATTGAGAAAGTAGAAGCGTTATTTAGGTCAGATGTGTTATTAACAATAAATCTAGATACTGTGCCTGTTCCGTTCGGCAAAGCGTTTATGCGGGTATTGCCATTTGTGGTGCTTGTTTGGATGGCAACTTGGCTCGATAAAGTCGCATTACTAAAATCACCCCTAATACGATTCCCTGTGCCTGTGAAGGTTAGGTTGCCTGAGTCGGTGAGTGAGGTAACTGTAGCGGCAGCAGGAGTGGTAGCGCCTAGCGTGCCGTTAACAGCACCGTTAAACGGGTCACTAGCCGCACCAGTTTGGAAGTCCTTTAACTGAGCCATTAACTCACGAATAGCATTGTTAATACCAGAAGGCGCACAACCCTCTGCAATGTCGATTGAGTCAATGTCGGTATTGTCTGCGGCTGTTGCGCTGAACTCCGAGATTTTTGTACGAGGCATAATTATTCCTTATTGAACGTAACCGTAATCTGTGAAAAATTCTTCTACTGGAGGCGTAGCCGAATCCACAACTAATTGAGATAATCCTGACCAAAATTGTACGCTTGTGGGCGATAACTTACGCAATTGGCGCAGCTTATTGATACCGTCTGGGCTTGTGATAATTCCAGCAATAGACTCAGCGTTTTGAGAGAACTGGCGCTCGGAAGCCCAATCCGCTATAAACTTTAGCGGAGCATCTAAGCGAATACCACCCGCTAATTTACCCGCTGTCTGAATAAGACCACCAGCCTGATCGCCCATATCCTTTAGAACCTTTTGGTTAAAGGCAGTATCAGAGCCTATCTTCTTAACCCGTCCAGCAGCCTCTAGGACGCTTGTTAGGTCTGTGAGTGCTGTGTATTGCTCTTTGCTTAACGCAGCCTGTAAGACCCGCTTATCCTTCTCATTGCCTAACAGAAGGTTACGCCATGTCGCTCCAGCATCCACGGGAATCTCCCTAGAGCCGGGAGTAACGCCAGACGCTTTCTCCCACTTTTGTTGTAGCCAAGCGCGTGTAACATCTTGCCACGCATTAGGATTGGTAGCCTCAACTTGTTGCTTAACGTATCTAACGGTTTGGGGAGATGCACCGTCAAACACTCGGCTAGCAAATTGGTTAAGGTTATCTGGGCTAATGTTTGTGAGCGAGAGTCCGGGGCGCTTTTCCATGAACCTGTTAATAGGATCAGAGAACGTAGCAAAAGCCTCGTTTGCCTCTAGGTACTTTGGATTATTAGCACCCATAGCGGCTACTAGATCATTTTGGAGTCCAGTAATCTCGCCTTTAATAACTTTGTCCATAGACCCGACAACATCCGAGCGCAATGTGGCATCAATCGCAAACTTGGCACGTTGTAATGCAGGAAGTCTGTCATCCAGAACCTTTTGCACAACTTCCTTACCCTCTGCGTCTTTAGTCTTAACTTCTCTAAATAACAAGTCTTTGATGCGCTGCAACTCCCGCTTTTCCTCGCCTTTGGCAATTTCAAGCATACTGTCAATTCTTGCCGCAACAGGTCTAACGTCAACGGGCTGTGCAACCTCAAAAGCCGCTTTGTAATAAGGCTCTACTAAAGTGTCACGCTGCTTCTCAAGCGCAGATAGTTGATCTTTAAGCGCAGACTGACCTCTAAATCCTGCGGTCATTGGATCGCTTACTCGGCTGATTGAGCCAAGGAACTCGTCCACGGCTGGCTGCACTTGCTCTTGAAACCGTTTTTCGTAAAACTTGCCCAAAACATCGCTACTCTCAGGGATGTTGCCAAGCACCTTTTGCTGAGACTTTAAGGACGGTAGGTTTGTCAACTCAGCGGGAGTTAACTGGATACCACGGGCTTGCGCCATGCGCTGCAACTCGGCTACAGCAGCAGGATCAAGTCTGCCAATATCTGCCGCTGTACGAGCATTTGCTGACAGAACCCGACCACCCGGTATCAATTGAGTGGCAGCATCCAATAGACCGCTTGTGGCTACCTGACCGACATCTAACGGTCTGTCCTCACCAGAGATTAGTCCGGCAATCTTTTGCCGACCTACGTTTGCAAGAGACGCAGCGCCACCAGTAAGAGCCATACTTCCGGCTGCACCAGCAGGACCGCCAAGCATCATAGGGGCAGATGCTATACCAGTAACAATAGAAGGAATAGCCTCGGCAATATCTGGTGCAACATAAGCCAAAGACGTTTTGGGCGCTTTTAGGATGCCCGGCACTTCAGCGTAAAACTTACCGTCATCAGCCTCGTACACAATGTCGTTGCCAACAATACGATAACGGCTCTCTGGGATACCACGCGCTTTAGCAAACTCTGCGATTGCCGCTTTCTTGTCCGTTTGCACACCAGCACGAAACGCTGCGCTAGGTGTAGCACCCATTTCCGCCGTAGCTTGGAAAGGCAAAGTCTCTTGCTGTATCCTTGTACGAGGTGCGTATAGCTGCAAAGGAGTAGGTTGTGGGGCAATAGGCGCTTGAACCAGAGGCGCTGTAGGAGCAACCGGAGCAGCCTGTGGCGCTACTGGTGCTTGCATAGCAGGGGCAGTAGGTGCAGCGGTAGGTGCGGCTTGTGCTGGAGGTTGTGGTGCAGCTTGTGTGGCAGCGCCTCGTCCTACTATCTTCATAATCGCAGCGCGGATTTCATCCTGCGACATAGTGGACGGAAACTCTACCTCTCCTATATCTGGAATCTCAACAATAATAGACATTACACATCCTCTAGTTGACCAGTTACCGGATTAAATCTCTGTCTGCGTGTTGGGGCAGCGGGTGCTGCGGGTGCTGCTGCTGGCGGTCTATTTGCGCCACCAGCGGGAGGGAATATACCCTCAAACGGGTTACGAATAACTTTATCAGGGTCTTTACCTAGTGTGCTTACAAACCCTCGGTAATTGTCAACGGTAGTCTGCACTTGAGGGGCAATAGCCATGACGTTTTGTTTTGCCGTATTAAGCAAATCCGCACGCTGACCTTCTGTTAACTTTTGACCAGTTTTAAGGCGTTGCGCGTAATTTTTAATACGATCAGGAACAGATGTGGCGTTAATGATTGTGTCGTATTCGCCTTCACGCACCGTAGATTGCGGGTCAATCGTTTTAAAGTAATTAAACACAAGAGAAACGTCACCCGCAACAGATGGGTTTTGTACTGCGTTCTCCATTGTTTTAAAAGTTTTCACAACCTTTTGAGCGTCTGCTGTTTGCGTATTAAAGTCATTTACGATTTGGCGCAACTCCCTAGATACGGCAGTAGGATCGCTAGTGTTAACGCTCACGCGCGGCGCTGCATTTGCTCTACTTCTATCTGCTGCGGCAATGGCTTGCGATCTTTGATCTGGTGTTAACTTGGAGACATCAGCAGTACCAAACAAATTAAGTGCTTGATTAGCTGCTTCACCAGTAAACGCTTGGGTCTTGCCCTGTAACTGTTCAGCAATCTTAAGGTATGCGGCTTGGTTTTTAGGATCAAGCAAAGCCATCTTTTGCAATTGAGCAATACGAGCGCCAGTATCTCCGCCTTGAGCGCCACCCATAGCGCCCATCATTTGCTGCTGAATCTGCTGCTGTCTAGCTTGTTGCATAGCCTGACCAGATGCTTGCTGACCAGCCATAACACCCTGACCGAGTGCCGCACCTAAAGATGTTGGGGTAAGCGATGGCGCACCAGCTTGTAACAATGACGCACCCAAACTCAACAACCCAGCTTGTTTAGCCCTCTGCATTGGGTCTTCTTCACCCATCCCAAGAAGTCCTGAAATAAAATCAGCCATATCTACCTCAAATTAAAGATTGTGGACGCTGACGCTGCATTTGCATTTGCTGTAGCTTCATCAACTCGTCATAAGGTGAAATCACGTTAACCTGTTGCCCTTTACGAATCTGAGGGGCTTGAGCCTGTCCCGGCATTTTCTGCATTTGCATAGCTTGCTGATACATTGCAAACGGGTTTTTCTGACCCTGTGATGCAGATGCTTTTTGAGTAGCAATCATTTGCATAATGTCTTCTTGCGACATTCCCTCTAGCTTAGAGGTATCTATCGCGCCTTCAGGCGTAAATAATGATCCAGACATATTTTTACCTTATGGTCCAAGTAAACCAAAGAGTCCAGCGCCAGCACCTATTGCAGAACCAAGCGAACCGTATTGCGAGCCGCCCAATGCTCCACCCAATGCTGCACCGCCAAAGATATTGGCTGCTTGATTTCGGTAGATAGGCTGCGTAGTTTGTTGACCCATTGGCGCACCATAAGCGGCTGACAAGAAACTCTGTAGCTTAGATGCCGGAAGGTTTTGCATAAAGTTAAAACGCTGCATTTCATCAGCCAATGCAGCCTGTTGATAACTTTCTTGCGCCTGACCTGTTTGATATAGACGGTCAATGTCAGCATAATCAGCAGCAGCCATACCGGGAGCCATGCCAGCAGCTTGCAATTGACGGGCATAATCTGATGCCGCTGTGCTACCCAAACCGCCTAATGCAGCCATTTGGTTAGCATATTGCTGTTGAGTTCCTGCGCTAAGACCTTGTGCGCCAGCCATGCGGTTTAAGACATCTTGCTGTGACAACGATCCCAAGCGACCCTGTGCCGCCTCTTGCATCTGGCGCTCTGCTGCGTAATTCTGATATGCAAGGTTAGATGCCGTATCTGTTAGCGACTGTGCAAACTGACCGGAGGCACGATCCTGCAATTGACCCATAGCATTAGAGCCGTATCGTCCGGCTCTGCTTGTTTGAGATGAAACTGACTGTATCTGGTCTTGGAACTTAGAGCCAGCAGAACGAGCAGCCGCATCAAACGCGCCAGAGAAAAATGGCGATCCACCAAGATATGCACCTTGAGCAGTTTGCATAGTACCCGGCATTGCAGCGTTTTGAAACTGACCACCTTGCATTGCCTGATAGAACCCAGCAGACGGATCGCTAGGAGCGTTTGCGTACATATTTTGATAGCCAGCCATAGCGGGGTTAACAGCGCCCTGTAGCTGACCTACTGTCTGCTGAGACTGTTGTAGCAAAGGATTGCCCTGAACCGCACGATTAGCCGCAAACTGTAACGACTGTTGCGTAGCTTCAGAAGGAGACACATAACCTTGACCGGGGTAATAGCCGGGCAAAGATGGGTCTTGATACAGCTTTTGCGCCTCGCTCAAACCGTAAGCAATATACGGCTGCATTGCTGGGTCAATACTCTGTGTTACCACCTGTGTAGATGGTTGGCTCGATCCACTCATTTCAACTCCTTAACCCATGTACGGGGTCTAAAACCTAATTTGTCTGCAACCTTGACCCATCCAACTCTATTTGTGTCAAAGGTTAACTTTTGTGCGCCAAATTCACGCGCTAATGTTTCAATGTGATCCACGCCATTCTCTAGTAAGTTTGGAGCAATAGCCCAAGCACACCAGATATGGCAAGTATCACCATTTCTTTCTAAGATAAAAAAACCTTCTTTCGTATCGTTGTCAGCCAAAACTAACCATAAAAACGCCTTACCGTTTCCGAGATTTGCATAAACATCTTCCGGAATATACGGCTCTGGAGACTTACGCAAGATACGGGATAACCCGAACTTAATAAATTCCCAATTCTCTCTAACCATCTCAGGAGTTTGATATATGTATTTCATCCGACAATTACATATCCGTAAGTTTTGTCTGCCGTACTGTTGGCAAAATGCGAAACCGTAGCACTACCATTAGTTTGTGCTGAAACGTATACATTTGAAGTAGACGATGGAGCAATGTATTGCATGGTTGCTATAACAGACGGAGTGGCTGGTCTTGTTGGAGTAGTCTGTGCTGCCAAGTACTCAAGTTTGACATCGGTGCTTTCCGTAGCCCAATACATTTCAATATAATCATTTGCTTGCAATTCAAAGAAAAAGTTAACAGCAAATACAGACCGTCCATTGGTTGTACCGTGTTTAGACGGAATACTTAACTCCGTATTGCTGTTTATAATATTTGTCCCATTCTTGCTAAACCACACAGAAACCGCATGATCTTGTGAGTCGGCATTAGTGAACTGAATACTAGTTTGATAGTTATAAATACCGTAGTTTTTAACTGTAATCCTAGAATTACTAACTACGCTTATGCCGTTAGTAAAGTCTGTTGTATCGTAAGTAATTGCGTATGCTGTATTGATTGCCGCAGCCGTTTGGTCTGCAAGGTCTTGAAACGACCCGTAAGGCGCTGTATCTGCCTCTGCTGCGTCTGATACCGGAACTAGGATAATCAGGCTGTCTCGGCTGATACGCTCGTTATTGATCGTGGTAGTGGTTGCACCACCCACAGCCAAAGTAACGCGACCTGTATTATTGGTCTTGCCATTCATAATGCCGTTGACAATCTCTGCCGTAGTGCGAGAGTCTGCACCAAACGCAGGGAACAAGCGAAACATCATCTTGCCCCCACCGGAGTAACCTCAACGTCAACAGCCACCATGTGCTTCCATTGATCCCCTGAAGGGACAATTTTTAAGCGATGATACCTACCCAAAGAACGTAAAGAAACTCTGTTTTCATCTGTTGCCGCTACAGGAGTGCCAAATATAACCTCCGTATCCAATCTCATGCGAGAAAAGGCAGCAACACTAGCCGAACCGTTATCAACTTGCGGTCTGGCTAACTTTACAATGGATTGAGGTCCACCCTCAAAATCTCCCGTTTGAATGTCACCCTCCATAGGCGCACCTGTATACGTTATGATTTTAGCCCCATTTACACCAACAAGTAAGACTTTACCCCCAGACCACAAGCGGCTGTCCAAACTTGTTTCAAGGGAGTCCATAGTTCCGTAAGCGTCTAGCCCTTCTAAAGAAATGCTTGCGCCTGCTGCCGTAGAAATATATTGAGCAGAAGTTATCGCCCTAGACCACTTTTTTGTCTGCCAGTTATAAATTAACAAAGATTGCTGACTAAATGTGTTTTGATACGACCAAATAACTAGGCTGTTGATAGGGTCAATAGCCGCACTCATTCTGTCAAACTCGTTTGGATTTGCGTCCCTAAAAAAGAAACGGTCTACCTTTTCTGTTCCGATCGGAATAACATTCTGCCCGTCACAGGCATAGAACCCATCATCAGACAGAAAGTAAGCCATCTGACCATACTGCACAATTGATCGAGGCTCATAGCACCCAAGATTACGCGAAATCGTGTCAAACTGGAAAAATAAAGGAGAACCAATATATGTCATGCGTGAAATGGCTCTTTCTAAAAAGATTAAGCCAAACTCACCACCAGTTAGTCCTTGAATGTCACCGCCATCTGCGATGTCTTGCGTATCAGACTGCGAGGTTGTCCCCGGAGTCCAGTTTGTCTCATCGTTAATATCCGACCAATATACTCGGTTAGGATAGGTAGCATCTCTAGCAGCCACCACAAAGTCACGCACTACGGTTACATAAGACGCTGTTGGCGCTGCCGCCGCTAGGTCTATAAAGTTACCGGATGTGCCTGTAGTCCATGACTGTAGTTTGTCTTTGCCGTTTGCAGCAATAACCACATTACCAAATTGCGTAAAGTCCCACATCGTTGTGGATGTATAGTTAATTGGGCTACCGCCAGACAATTTTGATACATCGTCAAGCGATGCGTCAACAGAATCAAACTTATACAGCTTTGTTGCACCCGCAGCAAAAAGTACGGTTGCGCCAGAAAATTGACCAGCAAACGCCGTTAGCAAGTTTTGCGATGCACTAGCAGAAAGGTCTACCTCAGAGGTAAACGGTCCGTACCCAATACCCATAGGTATAACATTCTTAGCCTCTGTGAGCGCCCCAGCAATACCCGGCTGGTCTGGCATCCACTCGCCTAATACTATCCTTGTCTGAGCCATGTATTATTTCCCTGTGGTACTTGCGTCCAAACATTCGACCCTGCGGGAATGTCTGTCCATGTATTAGAACCGAACGATTCATCTGTCCAATTCTCGCCCAAACGCTCTCCAAGCGCATAAACCGATGCGGTAGCTACAACACTACCGTTACTGTTTAATATCGCCCAAGGGATCGCTGTAGCCGTTGCTATAGCCGTTATATTGCCACCGGATTGATACTCAACCCCACCTAGTGCCGTAGCCGTAGCGTTAGCAGATACGGACGCAGAACTTAACCGCATCCTGATTGCATCAGACGCAACCGTAGCATCAGCCGTAACAGATGCCGATGTGGTACGAATCCTAATGGAATCACTAGAGGCGCTTGCCGTTGCCGATACACTTGCCGCACCGTCTAAGATGCGTTCAGCTACAACCGTAGCACTAGCGTTAGCTGACGCGCTGGCAGCACCATCAAAGATACAGGTATCAGCAGAAGTCCATATAGCACTATCAAGCGAAAACGCCAGCGTATCTAAATTGCCGCCAAACAGGTCTAGCTGTTCTAGCGTGTATGGACCGCAAACGTCAGCCATGATTAAGCCAATGTAACTGTCAGGTTGCCAGTAGCAATCTTAAATACATCACCTGTTTCGATGGTTTTACTAGCCGTAAGTGCGCCGTGATACATCAAGTTACCTGTAGTCAGCGCGTCAAACACGCCAAAGTGCGTAACTGTTCCCCAGTTACCCGTAGCTTGTGGGAATTGCACATCAGCGTCCGTAGATGCCGCACCGTTTGAGGGTGATGCAAATGTAGCCGATTGTCTTGCATACGCATTGCCCGATACTTCCGTACCAGAACCCGCATCTGTCGGGTCAGTCGTAAACAGACCGACATAAACGGTTGTGGGCGCTGTGTAATTTGTTGCGCGTAACGTACCGTTGATAAGTGCGTTCTCTAAGTAATTGCTAAATGCAGCCATTATTTACCTCTTTGTAAGTGTCATCGTTAGTGGAACACCACTATATTGTGCTTGTTCATCGCTCGTTGTAAGTGCGTCTACACCCTTCTGATACATCCCCGCCCAGACCTGTAATCGTGCGTCATTCATAAGATACGGCTCTGCCTCAATTAGCGCACCGTACAGTACAAGATCAGGACACACAGCCAAGAACACATTGCTCGTATTCGTGTTAGACAAGTACTCTGGTGCTGCGTAGTACAGAATCTCTAGCGTGTAGTTTGTGTCTGGAATCGGCGCAAACCTGAACTCTGTTGCCAGAATTGTGTAATCAATCGGAAAGCCTGACTCTGTAGACCGAGTATTGCGGGAGAACACAGAGGGAGAGACGTAACTAATCACCCTAACCGGATTGGTCTGGATGGTTAAATCTCGCACCTCTAAAAAGTCAGGAGGCAATGCAACAGTAGCATCGCCTCCGGTAGTTTGTGTGGTTGCCGACTTCATCATCTGTCGAATCCGCAACTCTCTACGAATACGGGTCTCAGCTAAACGGATGAAATCGGGAATCTGGGCTGTCAAATCCGTCCTTGCCAAGTAATTAGCAATAGTCGTTTGCAGCGAACTATAGTCTGTTATTGCCATAAGTTATGTCATCCCATCCGTATTCTTTAGTCCCGATATGCTTAATCAACGGGGATAGATCGTGGTCAACGTATGTGTCGATACCAAAATCTTGCGCTTTGATGCAAAAGTGTACATCCTCACCAATAATTCCACCCTTGTCTGTCCATAGTATGTCAAACCAAGGTTTACGCATTGACTGCAAAGCCTCGGCGCGAGTCAGCGTTACGCCAAACCCAACTGCCGTTACTTTCTCAATTCCTTCCATACCCCTAGATTCTACCTTCTCCCACTCATGCGAATCCTCTTTTATATGGAGATGCAGAGCAGTAGGCAAAATAGGCTCTCGGCGTGTTGTAGCATTGACACCAAGGATCGGTACGTTCCGGCTTAACATGACTTCTAGCGTGTTTGCCGGAAACCGCATATCCGAGTCAATCCACAAAATAGCCTCTGCACCATCCGCTAACGCTTGATCTGCCAAACTTTCTCTTTGGCTAAAGATTAACGTACCCGGCATCTGGAGAATGATAATCTCATCATCCGTTGCGCGAGAGTGGTATCCAATCAACTTAGCTAGGTCAAAGCAAAAACCCGACATGACGCTATCACGGCATGGTACACAAATGGCTATTTTCATAATCTCCCCGGTCTTACGCGTAAGTAACGATTGTCTGGATTGTTCAGGAAAGCAGCAAAAGCTGGCTCATCCATCACAGCGTATCCACGCATGATACCCATTTTATTTAAATCGTCAATTACCGCATCGGGAATAGTAGCAATGTGGGTTAAATCTCCCCACCTGTCTAATGACGTAATGTCATTAAACTTTTGTTTGTTCACCTCGATAATGTGTGAAATATCCTGCTTAGTTTCTAGGATAAGTCCACCATCACCGTCATGGTGCGCTATTGTATGTTTGCCCGAATCAGCGTCAACAGATAATAGTTTTTTCATAAGTCCTTAACGGGGAGAGCCGAAGCCCTCCCCTATTACATTACAGCGCTGGGTTGATGTCTGTCACCAGACCATGAGCAGCTTCGTTACGCATTTCCAAAGTCAATTCAGCGAGAATCTGTGTCTTATCGCTGTCTCCGGCTTTTGCCAATTCGTTTGTGGCGAATGGGCGCAGATATGCTACTGCTGCGTACTCAGGATCAAGCACGAAAGCATCACGGCTACGCATAAAGCGCGATGGAACAACAGAGATCGAGCCAAAGTCTGACAAGTAAACGTCAGCAGCACCGATAATTGTTGTGGGTGCATCGGCTGGAGCCATGTAACGCTGTTCTGCGATACCAGCAAAGGTAGAAACCTTCTGCTTTGCACCAGTACCAACCAACAACACTTTAGGAGTGCCACCAGAGTCGTACACTTTCTTGACAACACTCTTGAGCAATGTCTCGGTAAATGTACGCAATGCGCCATCCGAACGTGTGCTAACACCGATAGTCACGGGATCAACACCAGACGTACCCTTGTCTGTGTTTGTCTGAATCCATGACAGCATCGAACCCATTGTACGAGCTGTGGTGCTGTTGCCAGCACTACGACCTTGGTTAGCACAAAGGATTGTCTCGATGTCACGCTTCAACTCGGACGATGCGCGAGCAAGCTGATATGCCTTCTCAGACTTACGACCAGCCTTGTTAACTGTTTCCAAAGTACCGGAGACTTGAACAGTCTTCTGGACGATCTGGGTATAGTTACCGAGGCGTGAGGTAGGTGACATTGTGGCTGAAGTTGCATCTGCACCTTCAACAGCGGCGTTAGCAGTCGTAGCGGCTGCCAATGTGTCTGTCTGCCACTCATGGTAAACAGCGGTTGCCTTAGTACGGGCAAGCGTGTTTAGCAAGGGAGTGTCTGTAGGGCTGATGTCGTAAATGACATCGGTTAGGTCTTCGCGCTGACCAATTGCGCTGTGTGCGGTATATGTAGGCATTTTAAATTACTTCCTATAAGAATCGTTCAAATACGTTAGCAGCATCCGCAACCCTTCCGGTCTTGCGTAACTGCGCTTGTGCTTTTTTGGTCTGTTCAGCGTTAGGATCAGATTGACGCGATACTCCTGCCTTAAACATTTTAGGCGCTTCGGCTACCTTTTTCGTAACCCCTGCCTTATTGCTCATTAGCTTTTCGTATTGCATCGCACGATATAACGTCAAAACAGCCCGAGAGTCGTACACGCTGGCTAGTTCTTCCTCAGACCACCCAATCTTCTTTGCATAGTCTCGTATGTCTTTTTTGACTTGTACTGACTTTTGCTCGTCTGCATATTCAGGAATAGCCTCGGCTAACTTTTGCGATTCCACAGCTAGGAACTGGCTTAAATGCTGAGACTGTTCCGCTTGTTGCTGTTGAGCAATGCGTTGTCTTTCTGCGTTAATTGCCTGTAACTGTTTGTCGCGCTGAGTTTGCTCCGCTACCTTGACTGCATAACCGATAGGGTCTGTTTCTTTAAGAGCCTCCAGATTTTCCTGCGGCGCTTGACGCAATGCGTTTTCAATCACCGAAAGACGTTGCTGGTACTGATCTCTCTCTTTCTTTGCTTGCTCGATTACAACACGCTCAGATTCGACCTGTTTGCGTTGCTCTGCGAGAGTTTGGGTTTTCTTTGTGTAGTCTGCCTCACGTTGATAACCCTTGATTAAGTCATCGAGCGTCACCTCTACTTCTTCGCCTGAGGCTTTCACCTTGTAGCGCGGCTGCTCGTCTACTTCCTCTTGGTCTGCAACGTCATCCGAATCGCTTGCTTCTTGCGACTCATCAGCGTCCTGAGACACCTCTTGATTGTCAGCAGCGGCATCTGGTTGCTCTTGCGAGTCCTCACCACCCATTAAACCTAAAAATGCTCCGGCGGCTTGATCCACCGATAGCGTTCCACTACCCTCTGAGGGTGTCATGTTTTCGCTCATCTTACTAACCCCAATATCATCGGATACCGTCCGACACGGTTTTGCACCTTATGGCGCATATTCAAAATATCTTCCACCGTTTCTCATCTATCTGCTTTTGATCGGCAATAGACGTAAAGTGGTTAACGACTGCATCTATACCACGAACCATCTGGTATGCAGCCTCTCTAGTTTCAATATCCTCGAACCTAGAGTTAACAATCTGTTCAATGCAAGACTTCTTTAAACTAGCAATCTGCTCTTTAAAGAAATCATCAGTTATTAAATGATGTGCGCGTTCTGCTCTGTTCATACTTTAATAATTGGCGCGTTAGGTGCATAACCCTCACCAAACCTTCCAGCACCGTAGAACGGTCCTTGCGTAGGTAGGGAGAATGTTGGGAATAATTGGGCGATAGCTTGTCTCACAGCCGGAGTGTAACCCTGACCCATTTGCCCTGTACCAGCTTGTTGTGCTTGTGCGGAGTATTGTCCAATCATAGAAGGCATTGCATCAACTAATGCTTGCAACTGCGCTGCGGTTAAACTTCCGCCAGCCGTTGTAGCTGGTTGATCTGGCTTCAGCGCGTCAGCAACAGCCAAACCGCCAAGAGCCAAGCCGCCTTTAATAAGATCACCTGTGCTACCAGAAAGAAGATTGCTTCCCGCTGATAATACGCTACCCAACGTAGTGCCGCCCAAAGAGCCTCCGCCAGTACCAGCAGCACCAGCAAGAATATCTCCCGAACCACCAAGAAAGCCACCAGCGGTAGAGCCTGACAAACCCGCAGCAGCGCCTAATGTTTCACCGCCTGTACCAACAGCGCCAGCCAGAATGTCTCCTGATCCGCCTAGAAAGCCACCCGCAGTAGAGCCAGTAATGCCAGTAGCGCCTAAAGACCCGCCGCCAGTTCCAACAGCACCGGGGAGAATCTCACCCGCACCACCAAGGAATCCAGCGCCACCAGTTCCAGCTAATTCTCCACCAGTAAGTATCGTGCTGCCAAAGTCGATCGGGAAAGCCGTAGCGCCAGCACCGCCAGCAGTACTTCCACCCGCACCCGCAGCGCCAGCCGCAGGAGCAAGCGCAGCCGCAGCAGCCATAGCAGCCGCAGCAATAGCAAAGTTACGGAAGTAAGGGTCTTTAATTCCCTCTAAAAAGTCTCCACCAATCGTGCCAAATACACCCTTGTTTTCTAGCGGTCTATATAAGGCAGCTTGCTGCTCTAACGTGCCGCTAATTGCTGGAGTACCAGTATTGTCGTAAGTAAACGAGTAAGGGTTGCTAGGATCACTTAAGAACACAGGCATATTAGTGGCAGGATCGACTAATTGCGTAGGCGTTGATCCTGTGATAGCCTCACCGGGCTTAACGATAGGCTTAAACAAAGATACATCACGCTCGCCATACCGTGTCGCAATCTGATTGCCAGAAACGGATAATGGGTTAGCCGCCACATAAGCCGCAGCCGCTTGTAATTGAGCCTGTCTGTCAGCCTCTAGCTGTGCGTTCATAGCCGCTTGTTGCGCTGCGGTATTTTCTACATACTGACCGCCAGCATCAGCATTGATTGTTTGATACTGACCAACTGGTGCGCCAACGGTAATAGGTCTAAATTCGCCACCAGCGTCAGCGTTAATAGTTACATATTGACCTTGTGATGGGTCAAACCGTGGGTCTTGGTAAAAGTTGCCGTATTCATCGTACATACTAGACGCTCCTGATGTTTACGTTATTTGTAATATCTGCGCCCAATTGAGCCGACTTTAGCTGAATCTCAGCCGCTAACTCCTCCTGCTTTAATTGGAGGGATGCAGCAGCCTTCTCACGCTGAATCTGAATATCTGCTGCCGCTTTCTCGCGCTGCAACTCAATCTCAGCCATTGCCTTTTGCTGCGCTGCCTGTACGTCTGCCTGTGCCTTCTGTTGTGCAATCTGAATCTGCGCTTGTGACTGCTGAATCAATGCCTGTACAGTAGGATCGGGTTGTGGCTGTTTAGGCTGTGCAAGTTGCTGCTCAATCTCTGGCGTGACTTCCTTAAAGAACTCTGCACTATCGGTAAACCCTGCTGCCTCAATAAAGCGACCCAAAGTGTTGCGATACTGACCGACTGTAACCAATGGGTTAGCAGGACCGAACTGTTGCAAGATAGCCTCTTGTTTAGCAAGCACCATCTGGAGCATAGTCATCTGCTCTGCTTTGTTACCAGTACCCAGACCAACAGAAATGTCCACATCGTACTCGTTTGACCAAGAACGCGGATCAATCGGGATGTACTTACCACGCATCCGCATGAGTGTAGGCTTGTCCTGATACTTGCAAAGTAGCTGCAAGATACCTTGGAACAATGTACGCACACCTGTTTCGGCAAAGATACGGGCAATCAACTCTAGCTTGCCACCAGCCGCCGCCGTAGACGCTGCTACAGCCGCAGCAGTCACGTTCTGCAACACATCTGGGTTAAGACCCTGCTGCATATCAGATACGCCTGTACGCTTGGCTTGTGCGTCATCCAAGTATTGCAACATTGGAAATGCTTGGGCGATAACGGACGGTACGCTAAGTGGTACGATTGCCTGTGGGTTTTTCATCCGAACTACGCCACCGGGTGTCACACTTAGTAGGTCATCTAGGTTAACTTGTCCCTCTACAGCACCCACACGGGCATTGTTTGACAGGTACAGGTTATCCAACATCTGACGCACAACAGTCGATTTAATCAACTGGATGTCCATGCTACGGTCAGCCAAAGACTCTCCGTAGAACTTGTGTGGGATCGGGATAGGGCAGAGCGAGTGAAACGGTAAATAGTCCGTCTCTACGTTACTCAGAATATCAGAGCCAGCGTAGAATATCTGGCGCAATTCAGCTACGCCATCACCGTCATAATCTGTACGCAGATAAGCCTCGTAGACCTCAACCTCTTGCATTGACTCATCTAGGCTCGCTTCCTCATCTGGTTGCTCACCACGGCTATAACGGGCAATACGCTCGTCTGTATAGCTTAAGTCATTGTAGGACGGTAGGTTAGCCACAATCTCTGGGTCAAAGCCCATAGCGATCAAGTCTGAACGTGGCAAGAGTTTCCTATGAGCAACAAAAGGCGAGTCTGCAACAGACCTCGCACGCTTGCTTATAAGGAACTCCTCTGGAGGCACGTTCTCTACCTTGACTGAGCCGGATTGTGTACGTTTCGCTACAATTACATCATGCGATTGCATGAGTATAGGCGCACCGTCCTCACCAACTCCACCGTCCAAGACTGTAGTATCTTGCGCTACGATTTCGTACTTACCATCTGACAGGAGCATTACCATCTCATCGTCTGTCAGACCTCGGTACTCCTCTTTGGTGACATCTTCTTTAATGTCCCAGTAGCACTTAACAACACCATTCTTTTGTAGCAACGCATCCTTAAACCAGTTATGTAGGATGGTAAAGCCGGGGTTCTGACTATAGAACACCCAATTACAGTAATCGGTAGCCTGTTTAGCGCCTTCCTCATCACCCGGATGTTTAGGCTCAAAGCGCACAATATCGTCCGACTGAGTGAATACGCGCACCAATTGTGGCAATGCACCATCGATAGCCTCGGCTACCTCACCTGTAACGATCTGGCTGCGACCTTCTACCTCGTTGCCATAGGGCTGACGTAGGTAATACTCAAGCGCCTTCGTTCTCGCTTGGGTTGTCTCTGTGTCCAGATACCCGATTGCGTTGTCGATTTCGTTTTCCAGAATCGACTTCAGTTTCCCATCGTCCATACATTTCCTCAAGCGCAATCACGCGCTGTAGTAGATTCTCATATTCGTCCCGTGAGACAGGATTGCCGCGCCTATTGACTATCATACTACCCATCCAGTATTAACTTTAAGAGGCTTGCCCCAATTCGATGTCTGGGTATCCATGCCTACCGCCAAGTATCTAAACGCATCTGCGCCGTGTGATGACCAGTCGTGTAGTGGCTTGTCATAAAAAACTTGGCGTTTCTCGTCAAATTCCCGTCTGTAATTTCGGATACAGTCCAATCCCTGCTTGGTTGCTTGAGCATTAAACCAGCAGCGAGGCAGTAGCCTACGCACCGCTTGGATACCGTCATCAACCCCAAGCCTCGGCACAACCGTACAATCCAATCCCGCATCCTGTAGCACCTCTAATCTGGAGCGTCCTGTACCTAACTCCCGTACTTGGACATCATGCGGTAATAACTGTGGTGCTTTGTGCCAGCCTCTATTGGTTAACTCTCGTACATACCAATCTAAGCCTTGACCATGATTCTCGATATAGTCCAGCAGTCTAACCTCTTGCCCTACAGTCTGAGCCACCCAGATAGAGGTACTGTCACCCATACCCAAGTCCCAAGCCACATAGGTCTTACAAAGGTCATCTCGCTCTATATTGCAAACCTGACCCTTAGACTCTAACTCGTTTACTTGCTTACCGTAGTAGCTACCTTCCACCGCTGCGCTAAAGCTGCACTCAAATTCTTGCTCGTACTTTTCATCGCCCATCTCGCGCTTGGCTGCGTTTAACTCATCTTGGTTAACAATCTGAGTTTGCGAGGCTTTGAACTCTAGCA